CTTCGAGGATAGATTTTGAATTTCCTGACAATCTTTCAGAGAAACCCAAGCAGGGTTGGCTGGGCTGTAGTTGGGATACAGCAAAGTACCAGGATCAGCGGTCGTGGTACCTCCACACAAGTTGAGGCCAACAAGTGGGGCAGCATTGGGGACTGTGTAGACTAAGAGGCCAGGGGATTCGGTGGCATCATTGTCTTCAGGTTTGGTAAAACCAATCTGTTGAGAACCAGGGGTGTACATGTAGTTCATGAACAGAGCAGTCGGATTGGCGACAAATGCGCCGCACCCGGTATTAGCGTACGGGATATTCGCATCAGAAGGATCGGGAGTGGTAGGGCAACCAGCAGTAAAATACTGCACGACATTAACCACGGATGAGTCCTCGGCCATTGTAGAGACGACCTTAGCGCCGTTATACGTAGGATTCCAAGGATTACCGAGAGACATTGCATAATTATGTAGTGCAGAAGCATAGTTAGTAGCCGACCATTGATTGACTCTTGAGGTAGAATTCCCAGTGGTAGACGCAGGGGCGGAGCCGGAAATACCAATAGGTTGGAGCACGCCAGAGGGTTTAGACTTCTTGGCGGATGTGGTGCGGACCTGGCTAGGGACGGCAGCACGAGTAGCAGTGGATTGTAAGTAAGAGGCATAACGCGTCTTCTTCTCGGCCTTCGAGAGGCCAGCGAGTTTTGCGGTGTGTTCTTGACACCATTCACGGTAAGAAAGAGTAGACATAACTTTCTTTTGTTGGCGATTTCTTTCATTCGAAACCAACATCTGAACGGGGCGATAGGAGTCAAGGAACCCAGATGGTGAAACATTGGGCACACAGAAGTCGCTGGGGGACTCAAGTAAGGAACTGATCGAATCATCATTGATCAAACGATGAGCAAAGTCGGCATCTGAGAGCTTGTGAAGATCTAGTAGTTTGGAGAACATAGGGTTCCCGGACAACATTTCTTCATAGTCCTCAAAGATGCGGTCAATACACATCTTCAACATAGGCAATTCCTGGTGACGATCATCTAGATAAGTAAAGGACAAAAGTGTTCTGTGCGCTAATCCGCGTTGTATTTCTACAAGGGGATCAAAACGGACAGGATCACGTCCCTTCTCAACGAGATTCGTGAGCTGGCGATCTATGTCATAAGGTTTGGTCAAATAACAAAAAGGGGGCTGAGAGCTAAGGGGAGAAACGCCCAAAAAATGTACCTTACTCCAATCATCGACGATCTCCGTCACGAAATTGCTTCCGTAAAGAGAGCGCCAAAGTTCGGGTAATTTGGCAAAAAAGCGTTCATCATCAGGACAGTTTATTGCTGCGATGCAGTCATCGCCGAAAACAACATATCCGGTTCGGTCCAAAAAGGAGACGAAACCAGAAAATGTGTTAAATTCTTTAAACCAACACATCAACAACATGGCAATGTGAACCATACCGTTGTCGGTTGTGGTGTTAGGAGACCCAGAAGGATTACCATCTTTAGTAAAGACGACAGACCCATTGGGCAACACTACGACACGGTTGATAATGTTATAGTAAAGAGATTCAAATTCAGCTTTGGCGGCACCACCAAGGTGCAGGCCGTGGGCTCTAAGTTTGCAAATCAGGTGATAAAAAGCACGGTACTGGGTGGAGTCGAATTTTTCGATATCACCCTGGAAATACTTGGTTTTAAAACCTGGTGTAGAATAACGATGCAAATGGGCATGGAGCTTAGGCC